TAAGCGCCAAGAGGCGTTGGAGGCAATGGGCCAACTATTGCAGGGTAACCCTGATTTGTGGGCTGTTGCCGGTGATCTGTTTGTGAAGAACATGGATTGGCCTGGTGCCCAAGAGATGGCCAAGCGCTTTGCCAAGACCATTGACCCCAAACTTATGGAAGACGGCGACAAGCCGCCAGAGTTGCAAGCAGCCGAGCAGCAGATACAGGCAATGGGTCAAGAGATGGAGCAAATGCACCAGATGATTCAAAACGTTGGCAAGTCCATTGAAATGCAAGAGCAACGGCGCAAGGATTACGAGGCCGAGATTAAAGCGTACCAAGCCGAGACTCAACGCATTACGGCCACACAAGCTGGTATGAATGAGCAACAAATTCAAGATATTGCTATGGGTGTGGTGGCCGCTGCAATGGAGTCTAACGGTCAGATTGGTGGCATTCCTGAGATGCCAGAACAACAGATGGACGTGGGCATGGAGGGTATGCCAGAAATGCCACAGCCTATGGAGCAGCCACAATGACCGCCGCACAATTAATGGGGCTACTGTTCTTAGGCCGCAATGTGGCGCACAGCGTTCACTTAAACACACGCAGCTATTCCAAGCACGTTGCGCTTAATATCTTTTACGAGCGCATTATTGGAGCAGCGGACAATTTTGCCGAAGCCTACCAAGGCCGTAAAGGTTTAATTGGCCCGATTGCTATTCCAGCGGCCAAAAAGACCACAAACATTATTGAGTTTTTGCAAGGGCAGCTTGATGAGATTGAAAAAGGCCGTTACGAAATCTGTGATGAATCTGACTCAACATTGCAGCAACTGATCGACAATATTGTTGAGATTTATTTGCGTACTCTGTATAAACTCCGCTTTTTGGCATAAGGACACATCATGGCAAATTACACCGCAATCTCTGCTACGGCCAACATCAAGCCAGCAGCGGGCAAACTCAAAGGTATTTTTGTAAGTGCGGCCTCGGCTACGCCTACTATTATTGTTTATGACTCGGCAGCAACTACCACCACCAAGACGGTGTTGGCTGTGTTCACGCCAGCCGCTGCGACATCGTATGTATTTCCGTTAGACGGACTTTACTGCGGTAGCGGCATTTATGTAGTAATTTCGGGTACAGTTACCGCAACAGTTGTTTTTGAATAACTGAAGCAAAACGTACTGGTGCGTTCACCAGGGATTCTATGGAATCGAAAAAATGTCAGAAGAAAACCTAGCGGTAGTTGAAACCGCGCAAGCACCAGAAGTGACGGCCATTTCTGAAAATGCTACCAACGCGCCGGCAGAGGAAAACTCTGAAAAAACGCCTCGCGTTTATACGGAAGAAGAATTTAATCTTCATACGCAAAAACAAAGAGAAGGTTTTGAAAAAAAACTTGTAAGAGAGCAACAAAAGTGGGAACGGGAACAAGCGCAAAGGGTTGCGGAAACGCAAACCTTAAGGGCACCGCCGGTTCAGTCTGCCGATCAATTTGAAAGCACCGAGGCTTACGCCGAGGCGCTGGCCTATCAAAAGGCTGAACAATTGATTGCCCAGCGTGAAGCGGCCAAGCAGCATTCGCAAGTTCTTGAGAGTTATCACGACAAGGAAGAAGAAGCGCGGAGCAAGTACGATGACTTTGAACAAGTAGCGTACAACCCCAAACTTCCGGTTACCGAAGTGATGGCAGAAACGATCCGGTCTTCGGACATTGGGCCTGAGTTAGCTTACTACCTTGGAACCAACCCCAAAGACGCGGAACGTATTTCACGATTAGCGCCACTTGCACAGGCAAAGGAAATTGGGAAGATTGAGGCCAAATTGGCATCTGATCCCCCAATGAAACGTACTACATCAGCGCCAGCGCCGATTTCGCCTGTCACCGCCCGATCCACTGGATCACCGGCTTATGACACTACGGACCCTCGGTCTACCAAGACTATGACGGATTCGCAGTGGATTGAAGCTGAACGTCTGCGACAACGAAAGAAGTGGGAAGCGCAAAACCGCTAACTTTTTTAAGGACTTTTTTTCATGGCTAATAGTATCCTAACCATTGACATGATCACTCGGAAGGCTCTGGAGATTCTAGAGAACAACTTGGTGATCACCCGTAACGTAAACCGTCAGTACGACGACAGCTTTGCTGTTGAAGGTGCCAAGATTGGTTCTACTCTGCGTATTCGCTTACCTGACCGCGCTTTGGTCACTGACGGTGCCGCCCTGCAAGTACAGGACGACAACGAGCAGTACACCACTTTGTCTGTCGCCTCGCAAAAGCATATCGGCGTGAACTTCACTTCCGCTGAATTGACCATGCAGTTGGACGACTTTGCAGAGCGTGTGTTGAAACCTCGTATTAGCCAGTTGGCCTCCAGCATTGATGCTGATGTTGCTAATGCGTACAAAACCATTGGTAACACTGTCGGCACTCCTGGCACCACTCCTTCAACTTCGTTGGTGCTGTTGCAAGCCCAGCAGAAACTGAACGAATCCGCTGCCGGAATGTCGCCACGTTATGCAACGGTTAACCCCGCTGCTAACGCCGGTCTGGTCGAAGGCATGAAAGGCTTGTTCAACCCCACCGACACCATCAGCAAGCAGTTTAAGAACGGCATGATGGGCACTGGCGTGTTGGGCTACGAAGAAGTCAACATGAGCCAATCCATCAAGCAACACACTACGGGTTCGCGTGATGCTGCTGCATCTACCACTGTAAAAACCACTGTAACTTCTGAAGGTTCTTCTACCCTTGTTTTGACCCAAGGCTCGGTAACTACAACCATCAAGGCCGGTGACGTGTTTACCGTTGCAGCTTGCTCTGCTGTGAACCCGCAAACCCGTGAAACCACTGGTTCGCTGTTCCAGTTTGTGGCTTTGGCTGACGCAACCGCTTCGGCTGGCGATTGGACTGTGACTGTGGCTCCCATGTATTCCGCTGCTCACGCACTGGCTACCATGACCGCCTTGCCAGTAGCTAGTGCTGTTGTGACCTTCGTGGGCACCGCTTCTACTGCTTACGCACAAAACTTGGTCTACCACAAGGACGCCATCACGTTTGCTACCGCTGACTTGTTGCTGCCCCAAGGCGTTGACATGGCTTCGCGTGCAGTGCATAACGGTATCAGCTTGCGTATCGTGCGTCAGTACGACATCAACAACGACCGTATGCCTTGCCGTATTGACGTACTGTATGGTTTCAGCACCATTCGTCCACAGATGGCCTGCCGCATCTGGGGTTAATCAATTCTTTCTAAAGGAAATTTATCATGGCTATTCCTAACTCTGGCGGTGGTTATCAGTTTACTGATGGCAACACCAATGAAATCATTATGGGCGTTCAAGCAGCGCCTAATACGGCGACTGCTACGGCCACTTTGACCGTTGCACAAACCACTGGCGGTATCTTGGTAGGTAATCCATCTACCACGGCGGCAACCTACACCATGCCTACTGCTACGGCAATTGATGCGGTGTTCACCAACGCCAAAGTTAACAGCACGTTTGAGTTGACAGTTATTAACCTGGGCACTTCAACGGGATTGATTACTATGGCTGTGGGCACTGGCATTACTGCGGTTGGCAACTTGGTTGTTGCTATTACCGGCAGTGCGGCAGGTGTTGGTGGCGCGGGGAAATTCTTGTTCCGCAAGACCGGCGATGCTGCTTACACTGTGTATCGCGTTGCTTAAACTTGAATGGGGCTTCGGCCCCGTTCTCTAAGGAAACAATATGCCAAATAACAAATCAACTGGTGTCGCTTATGAAGACCCGCAGCTTGATGGTGCAGTGATGGGTAAGACGGGTGGTACTGCCGGATTTTTCGGCGCTACCCCCACTAACCAACTTGCAGCGTTGACCTCGCTGAACTTCAGCACGCTCACCACAGCTACTGTCGGTGCTTTGACCACTTCGCAGATTTCTGCCCTACAAACTAATGTGAATAGCATTATTACCGGTTTGAAGTCGCTAGGAATCATGGCTTCGTCTTAAACCAAACGGGAAGGGGGCCAAAAGCCCCCTTTTCAATATGGAAATATACCTATCACACCCAGTTCATGGCCGCAAAGTGGCGACTATGGAACTTGAAGCAGATTATGATGAGAAGAATGGCTGGACACGATATACTCTGGATACGCCCCAAGTCACTGAGGCGGTTCCTGTGAACGCACTGGAAGTAAAGCGCCGTCGTAGAACCGAACCCGAAGGAGCCTAGTCATGGCGACATACACCGCTGGCGATCAGATCAACCGAGCATTAAGGTTGCTAGGGGTGTTGGCTGAAGGCGAAACACCATCTGCCGCTACGTCGCAAGACGCCTTGATGGCGCTCAACCAGATGATTGATAGCTGGAACACCGAGCGTCTATCGGTGTTTAGCACCCAAGACCAAGTGTTTACTTGGCCTGCTGGTTTTATCAACCGCACCCTTGGCCCAACAGGCGACTTTGTAGGCAACCGTCCCATTTTGCTGGATGATGCAACCTACTACCGCGACGCAAGCACCAACGTCAGTTTTGGCATAAAAATGATTAATCAGCAGCAATACGATGGAATTGCTGTCAAGACGGTAACGTCCACTTACCCGCAAGTGCTGTTTATCAACATGACTTACCCCGATGTGGATATGTTCATCTATCCCCAGCCAACACGGGACTTGGAATGGCACTTTATTTCGGTTGAAGAATTAACTCAACCGGCCACCTTGGTGACAGAAATTCTGTTCCCACCAGGTTATTTGCGTGCGTTTACCTACAACTTGGCTTGCGAGTTTGCGCCTGAGTTTGGTATTGAACCCAGCCCCCAAGTCTCTCGCATTGCTATGACCAGCAAGCGCAACTTGAAACGCATCAACAATCCTGACGATGTGATGTCAATGCCTTACGCCATTGTGGCGACCCGCCAACGCTTTAATATCTACAGTGGCAATTATTAACAAATATGGAATCACCCATCCTTGGTGCTAGTTATGTGGCCCGCAGCGTCAATGCTGCGGACAACCGCATGATCAATATGTACCCCGAAGCGGTGCCAGAAGGCGGCATGACTGCGGGTTTCCTATCCCGCGCCCCTGGCCTGCGTCGGTTGGTGGAGATTGGAGAAGGTCCGATTCGCGGCCTTTGGGTCTTGGGCGACTACCTGTATGCGGTGTCCGGCAACAGTATGTACCAAGCAAGCCTATACACCACTACTACTGCTTGGCGGTTGACATTGCTTGGCACGGTTACCGGCACGGGGCCGGTGTCAATGTCAGACAACGGCACGCAGCTATTTATTGCCTGCAACCCAGACAGCTACATTTTCAACTCCACCACCAACGTGTTTGCCCAGATTACGGACCCTGACTTCCCAGGTGCGGTCAAGGTGGGTTATCTGGATGGGTACTTTGTATTTAACGAGCCAAACAGTTCTCGCGTCTGGGTGACGCAACTGCTGGACGGCCTGTCTGTAGACCCGTTGGATTTTGCCAGCGCCGAGGGCGACCCTGACCAACTGGTGTCCCTAATCGTTGACCACCGCGAGGCATGGCTTTTTGGCACCAACTCCATTGAGGTCTGGTACGACGCTGGCCTGCCTGATTTCCCACTACAACGCATCCAAGGCGCTTTTAACGAAATTGGATGCTCTGCCCCCTACTCGGTTGCTAAACTTGACAATGGCCTGTTTTGGCTCGGTTCTGACGCCCGTGGGCGCGGTATCGTTTACCGGTCTAACGGCTACACCGGAACACGGGTGTCCACCCATGCCATTGAGTGGCAGATTCAACAGTACGGCAACATCTCGGACGCTATAGGCTACACCTACCAGCAAGACGGCCATGCCTTTTATGTGTTGATCTTCCCAACGGCGCAAACCACTTGGGTTTACGATGTAGCCACTCAAGTCTGGCATGAGCGTGCTGGTTGGGATAACGGCAATTTTGTCCGTCACCGGTCTAACTGCCAAGCGTCTTACAACGATGAAATTATCGTCGGGGATTTTGAGAACGGCAACATCTACGCCTTTGACATGGAAGAGTACGCCGACAACGGCGATGTCCAGAAATGGCTACGTTCTTGGAGGGCGCTGCCTACGGGGTCAAATGATCTTAAACGCACGACTCAACACACTTTGCAGATCAGTTGCGAAGCGGGCGTGGGTCTTAACACCGGCCAAGGCGACGATCCTCAGATGGTTTTGCGTTTTTCGGACGATGGCGGTCACACCTGGTCCAATGAACGCTCCATATCTATGGGTAAGGTGGGTGAGTATTACCGCCGCGTAATCTACCGCCGTCTGGGCATGACCTTAAAGCTGCGTGACAGGGTTTACGAAATATCGGGCACCGACCCCGTGAAAATAGCAATCACGGGCGCACAACTTAATGTGACGCCCACCAATGCCTGATCAGCCAAATATCACGAATATTCCGTCGTCGCGGGTTGGAGTTATCGACCCTCGCACCGGCATGATTTCGCGTGAGTGGTATCGGTTCTTTCTTAACCTGTTTAACTTAGCTGGGGCTGGCGGCAACCAAACTTCGCTGGACGATCTGCAAATTGGGCCACCACCGCAACCGTCGTCAGGTGGTACGGGCACGGTGACTTCGGTAGGGTTGGATTTACCAACAATCATGTCTGTGTCCGGTTCTCCGGTCACCACTAGCGGCGTGCTGACCGGCACGCTGGTTACTCAATCGGTCAATACTCTTTTCGCTGGCCCAAGCAGCGGGGCAGCTTCTGCGCCTACTTTCCGTGCTTTGGCTACCGCCGACATCCCCGCGCTGGCCTACGTCAGTTCTGTGGGCGCTACAGCACCCATTACATCTACGGGAGGGTTAACCCCTACTATTGGCGTTACTGCGGCTGCGTTGGACAAAGTTGACGATACCAACGTCACCATGACTTTGAGTGGTTCACCTAGTACGGCGCTTATCGCCGCCACAACAATGGAATTGGGTTGGACGGGTCAGCTTGCCGTAAGCCGAGGCGGAACAGGCGTAGCCTTGACTACATCCAATTTTGTATTTGCGGGGCCAGCGTCTGGCTCACCAGCAGCGCCCACCTTTAGAGCGTTGACCACCGCCGACATCCCCGCCCTGTCCTACGTCACTTCGGTGGGGCTGGCGCTGCCGTCAATCATGACCGTTTCGGGGTCTCCTGTAACCAGCAGTGGGACACTGACCGGCGCGTTGACTACTCAGGCTGTAAATACTGTTTTTGCTGGCCCGTCTAGTGGCGCTGCCGCAGCGCCCACCTTCCGCGCCCTGACAACGGCTGACATTCCTGCCTTGGGCGGCGCAACGATCAGCAACGACACAACCACGGCCACAAACCTGTATCCGCTGTTTTCTACGGCTACGTCGGGTGCCTTGGTCAATATATACACCGGCAACGCCAACTACCTATACAAACCTAGTACGGGCGAGTTAACGGCTACCGCGCACGTTTCCAGTAACGGAATTCAGATAAATGCCAACGCCGTGGCGACTAGCTATACAATTGCCACGGGTAATAATGGCTTGTCAGCGGGGCCGGTGTCTGTAAATACTGGGGTTACAGTCACGATTTCCACTGGTTCTACTTGGACAGTTGTATGACAGTAACCGCAAGAAATCTTGTTCCTGCCAAGTTCGTTGAGGGCACTCAAACGACTCAGTACACTGTGCCGTCCAATATTACGGTTACCATCATTGACAAGTTTACGGCCACCAACATCAGCGCGTCTACAACTACCATCAGCGTCAACCTGGTAACCAAGACCTACTCGCCCGATAACAGCAACTTGATTACCAAGGCCAAAACTTTAGCGGCGTCTGAAACATACACTTTTCCTGAATTGGTAGGCCAGATTCTACCTACAGGCGCTTATGTTTCAGCTATCGCCAGCGCGGCCAGCGCCGTCAACATCCGAGTTAGCGGAAGGGAAGTATCGTGAACGATTTAGTGGGCATGGACAAGGTGCTGGCCTTGCAGGCAGAGTTATCAAAACTGCCACAATACGAGCCAGAAACCAAGCATTATTTTCATGGCGGTATGTATTGCCGTGAAGTCTGGCGTCCGGCTGGCGTGTTGGTAGTTGGTGCAGTGCACAAAAAAGAGCATTTTTATTTGATCGTATCGGGTACAGTTGGCATAACCACTGATGACGGCGTTCAAGAGATTACAGGGCCACATTTGTTCTTTAGCAAACCTGGCACCAAACGGGCGGTTTACGCCGTTACTGATGCGCTGTGCATGACTTTTCACGCCCTTGAGGCAAAGACTGTTGAAGAAGCCGAAGCCGAGTTGGTAGAAGCTGAATCCGACAATATGTATAGTCCTGGCAACAGGATAAAGAATCAACCACAAGAGGTGTTGCTATGACATTCTGGGTAGCAGGCGCAGCAATAGTAGGTGGCGGCATTGCCGCTTATGGGGCCAACAAAGCCGCTAACACACAAGCAAACGCGGCTAGGGAAGCTGGGGCTGTTCAAAGTGATGTTGCTGACCGGCAACTTGCGTTGCAACGCGAACAATTTGATAAATCTACTGAATTACAAACACGGCGATACGAAGAAGGCGTCCAACGCCAACAACCTTTTCTTACCGCAGGCACCAATGCTTTGGCAAGAATGCAGGCCGGTGAGTTTACCCAGCCTGCTGCTTTTAACGCCAACGACCCTCGTTACGCCCAACCTGGCGCGTTTAGCTTTGGAAAAAATGATTTTGAAGCCGACCCAGGGTATGCTTTTCGGTTGTCCGAAGGGCAAAAAGCGCTTGAGCGTACCGCAGCCGCCCGTGGAGGTTTAATTTCTGGCCCTGCGTTAAAAGCTGCATCTCGTTATAGCGGGGACTTAGCTTCGCAAGAATACCAAAATGCGTACCAGCGCGCTCTTACAGGTTATGGCACACAAGTAGACCGGTCAAATACAGCCTTTAGCCGTGGGCTTACCGGCTATAACGCTGATGTGGCGCGTGCCGATACAGGTTACAACCGTCTAGCCAACATGGCCGGTGTTGGGCAGACTACAACTCAGCAGTTAAATGCAGCGGGGGCAAACTACGCCAACACTGCGTCAAACACTTTAGGCAACTACGCCAACACTGCGTCAAACACTTTAGGCAACTACGGCACCGCTGCTGGCAATGCAATCACGGGCGCAGGCAATGCTAGCGCCGCTGGTACGTTAGGTATGACCAACACATTGGCAAGCGGCCTTCAAACAGCCGCAAGCAGCTATCAAAACCAAAAGAATTTTAACGATTATTTAGCCAGCCGAAAGCCAACTACAGGCTATACCAATAATTGGTATTCATAATAAAGGTTAAATCATGGCCGATCTAAACGCACTTATCGCGCAGGGCTACCAGTTCCAAGCGCCCCCAGACCCGTTTGTTCAATACGGGAAAAGACAGCAATTGGAGCTGGGTGAGCAAACAAACCAGCTTAACCAGATGAAGATGCAGGAATACCAACGCGGTATTCAAGAACAAAATGCGTTGCGCGGGCTTGATCCATCGTCGCCTACATATTTAAATGAGGTTACAAAAATCAACCCAAAATTAGGTTTTGAATTTGCCAAGTCTCAACAAGAAGCTAGAACAGCTCGCACTGAAGGGCAGATTAAAGACACCAAATTGTTGACCGATAAATTGGCACTTCTTCCTGGTATGTACGCAAGGGCCGATACGCCGCAGGCGTATATAGCGTTGCATGAGTCCATTCACGCCGATCCAGATTTAGGTAGTTATTTAAATAGTATTGGTGCTACAAAAAAACAAGGCCGAGCAAAAATTGACGAAGCAATTGCAAACGGTACGTTTGACGATTTGCGGGCGGGGTCGATGCAAAAAGTTGAAGACGTTGTAGCGCATTTAGCAGACACTGCATACGCAAAAAGTAAAGGTGCGCCTGCCACACCCGCACCAGGGGCCATGCCTGTAAGCGCGCCAAACTACGGCGCAAACCCTCTAGTTCCGATGCCTAATGAGCCTATGGTTGCTCCGGCGGTAAGAGGCTTAAACGCAGATCAAGCCCGCGCTGAATTAGCTGTGGCGCCTAATGCTTTAGCACCCCAAGTTGCGCCTGTTAATGCTTTAGCTGCGGCTCCAACCGTTGACCGCGTAAAACAAATTGATGCTGACCTTTTAAAAGGAAACACATCTAAATATAAAAATTCAACTGGATGGAAAGATGAAAAGAAAATTTTAGAGACTGAACGTGCTGAATTAGTTAAATTAACGCCTGAAATAACAAATATGAAAACCTTGGGTTACCCACTTACCCAAGAAGGTTTTAAAGCGTTTCGTGAAGCACAACGTCAAGAGCGTTTGCTTACGCCAGAAGAAGAAGCGCAAAAAGCGCGGCTTGCTAGAGCGGGCGCAACAAATGTGCAAACAAACGTAAACGCATACACGCCTGCCAGCGAAGAAGCGCAACGTGATTTTATTAAATCCACCCGCGCCACATACGACACGCTTAAAAACGCGCCTGGCACGCTTAAAAATATTGAAGAAGCTAAAAAACTTATTCCTGGTGCCAAAGGCTTTATGGGGCCAGGCGGCGAATCGTTATTGGATGCAGCTAGTTTCTTGAACAACCGATTAGGCACTAACATAAACACCAAAGGCATAACTGATGCGACTGAATTGCGGTCGCGGTTGTTCCAAGGCATTATTGAAAACTTGCGTAAACTGGACGCCAACCCAACAGAAAACCAACAAAATGCCATGCGCGTTGCGTTGGGTAACATTGGAACTGATCCAAACGCATTGCCTGCGGTGTTGGATTCATTTGCAGATACCGTGCGGTCTAAAGTGGAAATGCACAACGCTGAAGTTGGCGGCGCAGTGGCTCGTGGCGTTAAGTTTCCTTACGACCCAACGGTTAAATTGCCATCGTTTACGCCGCCCCCGCCATCTGGCGCAAGTTTAATTCCTGGCTCAACACCGGCTGCTGCGGGAGGCGGTGCGACCGTCACGCTACCAGATGGCCGTATCAAAACATTCCCAAATGCGGACGCAGCCAATAAATTTAAGAAAGCGGCGGGGCTTTAATGGACTACGACGCACTCGCTAAAAAATACGGCGGGGCAGACGCTCCAGCCGTTGTTGATTACGACGCGCTTGCCAAACAGTATGGTGGTGCTGATGTAGCCGCGCCGCAATCTACAAAAGCACCCCAATCTACAAGCGCGTTAACGCAGTTTGGCCGTTCTGCCGCATCGTTGGCTGACGTGACCTTGGGCGGCGTTATACCTGGCGCTGCTCAGTATTTGATGCCGCCTGTGCTTCGTGCGGCTGGCCGCAGTCCAGAGCAAGCCACAGCGTCTACACAAGCCCTTGTAGGCGCGGTGGACAAGCCGTTTGGTAAAGCCTTTGGTGTGTCTGAAACACCTGAGTACCAGCAAGAAGCTGGTCGTCAGGTAATGGACTTTATCGGCCAAAATTTCCAAAAAGGCGCTAAATTTATTTCCGACAAAACAGGTTTGCCGGTCAGCGATGTTGAGAACATGATGGCCTCGCTGACGTTAGCTGCACCTAAAGTTGCGCCGCCAGTTGTTCGTGCGGTTAAGGAAGTTGCCGCGCCTGTTGTAGAGCAAATTAAAACAGGCGCTCAACTTCCGTTTGAGCCAATGCTTCAAGCCAAGCGAGAGCGTTTGTCCGCAGAGTCTTACGCCAAAGGCCCACAGCTAGATGCGGCGGCTGAAGCCCAACGGCTAAAACTTGTGCTTAACCCAACGGATATTGAAAATTCTGTTGGCGCTAGACTTTATTCAGCGGCGGCTGGCCCTCGTGGCCCAGAAGCATTGGCCGCAGCCAATCGCCCCCGCGTCAATGAAATTGCAAAAAATGAGCTGGGCCTTGACTCGTCTGCATCGCTGACTAGCCCCACGCCTTTTAAACAGGCGCGCGCCAACTTAGCTGCGCCGTATGATGAAGTAAGCAAATTGCCGACGTTGACGGCAGATGAAGCAACCATAGCAAACTTAAACGGCCTTCGTAAAAACGAAAACTTAATAGGTGGGGGAGGCGTTGCCAAGAAAGTAGACAAGCTAGTAGATGACGCCATAGCCAAAACACAAGCTGGTTTAAATGGTGCTGAACTGCTTAACAACGTGCGGACGTTGCGCGCTGATGCCAAAAAAATTTACAACAACCAAAGCGCTACACCA